TTTTCAGATCGTGGCCCGCGGAACATCCACCCTGATGGCACGCGAGGTTCAGGGCGAACAGCTCGTCAAGGTGATGCAGCTGGCGCAAGCGCCGATGTTCGAGCCGTATGTGAATGCCGATCGCCTGCTCATGGCGGTGATCAAAAACCTGGATCTGGAAAACCTTGGGATCATTAAAACCCCCCAGCAGACCAAGATCGAGGATGGCCAGCGCGCGCAGGCCGCGGCCGAAGATGAGGCCTTTGAGAAAGACCTGGCCATGCTGAAGGCCACCTCCGGTGGGCACGTAGAGCCGGAGGCCGGGTCACCTCAGGAACAGCAGATGACAGCGCAAATCCCGAGCGATCAAGAGCTCGCGATGGGCCAATCGCCGGAGGGCACGCTTGAACCCTAACAATCCCCAAAACAGCATGGAGTGCCTGATGGCCATCCTCGGCGATCGTGGAACGACCGCCTCGGGAGCCTTTCGGCTTCTCCTCCAGTACAGCTTGGATGAGACACACACCAAGATGGAACAGGTCGACGGGGCGGACCTGGTGCGGCTCCAAGGAGCGTGTCAGCTTATCCGCGGTTGGCTATCAAATATGGAGCGGGCCTCAGCGAGGGCCGCAAGATAAACGGGACATCCGAGAGGACCCCACCACTTAACGGAGAAGTAATGTCAGACAAGGAACAGAGTTTCGACGCAGCGTGGGATGAGGCGTTTGCCGATCCCACAGAGGCCAAGCAGGAAGAGGACCTGGTCCAGCCCGAAGTTGAGGATCAACCCAACCCCTCCGAGACCCCTCAGACCAACGAGGAGGACTCTGGCAAGGTTGAACCCGAGCAGCAGGAGACTGACTTCGAGGCCCTCTACAAGCAGGAAATCCAAAAGACGAAGTCCTGGGAAGGACGCATTCGAAAGGCCAACCAGCTCAAGGCCGAGGCAGACGAGGAAGTCGCCCGGCTGAGAGCGGAGATTCAGCAGACAAGGCAGTCCGTAAAGCCTCCTGTTGATGAGCAAGGCCAGCTGGATGATGCCACCCTGGAGGCTTTTGTCAAAGAATTTCCTGACCTCCACGCCCCTCTGCTCTCGCTCGTCCGCAAGGAGGCCAAAGCCCTGGTTAGCCAGGAGCTGGGCGAGATCAAACCCGCCGTAGAAGAGATCAAGGACTCCAAAGCCAAACGCGCAGCGCGGCAAGCGGAGGAGATTCGCGATCAGCACTTTCAGGACATCCGCTCCAAACACAGCGATTTCGACGCGCTGGTGGAGAACGGGACCCTTCGGGAGTGGATCGACACCAAGCCTTTGATCTTTCAGGAGTCCCTAAACCGCGTCGCGGCGAAGGGTACTGCTGAAGAGGTGATTGAGATGTTCGACCAACTCAAGGCAGACCTCGGCCTTAAGTCTCCGCATAATCCTACCAAAGGAGATAAGCGAGACAAACTGAAGTCCATGGTGGCAGTCCGGGGCTCCGCCCCGGTGATCCCCCGCGATAAACCCGCGGCGTCAGATTACGACGCGGCGTGGGAGGAAGCTACCCGGACCAGGTAAACCCCGCTGTCTCCGCATCCTCTAAGGAGACACACACATGTCTGGTTCTATTACCGCATATACCGACGGCAACGGCACGACCTATTCTTCCATCTCTCCGCGAACGACGGCTTTTGTCGTAAAGGACCTTCTGGAGCGTGGCGCTCCCTACCTGGTCTTCGAGAAGTTCGGCCAGGCCAAACCTATCCCTGAGAAACACTCCCAGGTCATCAAGTTCCGCCGGTGAAGATCGCCGGCGTAAAATCTCACTGTATGCTGGAATCTCCCCCAAAACTCATTACCTACCAAGGAAAATCAATGAGACACGAGGACAATCAGCAGGTAACCGGAAACGAATTAGATTGGGCCGCAGGACTGATTGACGGGGACGGATGCGTCTACGTCGGGATCCTGCACCGCAAGAATAACAAACGCCACATCTCACCGAGCGTTTGTTTGGACAACAAGGACCCGGACATCCTCAATCACTACGTCTGGCTCCTCCGTGGTCTGGGTATCAACCCGCATTTGCGCGCCTCACGGCCCAGTAGTGATCCTGTAATAAGGGTAGACGTCACCAAGCAGGCGCATTTGCTCAAACTGGTCCCACACATAGCTCACCGCTGTGTTGGATACAAGGCCAGGCGCCTGTCCCTGCTGACGGCACTCCTCAACGACCCATCCAATATTACTCTCGCTGAGCATCTGCGTGAGTGTAAGCTGCCCCCTCAGCCGCGCAGGCCCTCCAACCTGGAGGAATGCCCGGTTCCGAGGTCCGAGTGGTTCGCGGGCCTCTTTGACGCAGAGGGTAACCTATGCCTCAAGCAATATGGCTGGGGGATTGCGAAGTCCGTGTGCGTGGCCAATCAGGATATGGCCATTGTGGAGGCGTCAATCGGGTATTTGAGGAGCATTGGTTGCAAGCACATCGGAATCCGGAAGGCGTCTAACACGCCTCCGGGACGTCTTCCGGTGTGGCTTATGACACTGCAGAACAAGGTGGACTTGATCACCTTCTGCGAGCGCGTCATGCCTCACAGTCGCAGTAACAAGCGGCTGCAGATGCAGGCTATGAGTAACTTCCTGCAGCAAAGGCGCGGCCTCTACACCGAACAGGATCGGCTATTAGTTGAATCATTTCCGGGAACCCCAACGACTCTACGTGAGACCCCCTTCTTTATCGAGGGGCGAAGAGCGAGTCTGATCTGTGCGGAGACGCGCAGCTAACACGAATGACTTCCTGAACTACGGCACCTTCTCCTTCGGGAGTGGCTCTGCCGACGTTTACAACCCGGCCCAGTACTATGCCTCCACGAGCACCAACGGACTTTTTACGGTGGGCTCTGGCATTACCGGCCGCAAGGTCCTCACCGAGGGCGTCACCCCCAACCCGACCAAGATGGACTCCGAGGACATCTCGGCGACCTTGGTTCAATACGGTACTCGTGTGATTGCCGTATCAAAATCTGCCCTTATTTCTCTGGGAGCCTAACCGCTATGACAACAGCGCAAGGTAATCAGAGGGAAGCGGCTCTGTATGCATACCTGGCCGGCATTATCGACGGTGAGGGATGTTTAAGGATCGCCAAAGCGAAACCAACCCAGCGCAAGCGAAATGCCTGGTATTCCCCCAACATAACGGTGGGAATGGCATGCCGGGAGATCTGCGACTTATTGCTGGAGACCTTTGGTGGTGGCGTTTACACAGAGCGCGTTGTTCAGGGCCGGAAGACAATACACAGGTGGCGCGTGACCTCTAAGAGAGGTGTGGCCACAGTTCTCAAGAAGGTGCTCCCGTACCTGATTGAGAAGCGCGAGCAAGCCGAGGTTCTCCTCGATTACTGCAAGCGAGTAAAAGCGCCTGAAAATTGCAAGTCCGGAGTATCACCTGAAGAACTACAGTTTCGAGAGGACTGCTACCTGAAAATGGCAGAGCTCAAGAAAACTGGAGCACCCGCAACGACTGAGCGGGCGGACACCCGAGAGGGTGAAGCGACAGTCTGACCTCACGGGAAACCGTGAGAGAGGTGGACGCACTTCCCATCTCCCGTCCTTCCTGGACGAGTAACAAATCTGGATTACACGACTATCTCTGACGTCATCCTCGACACGCACGAGGATCCCGTCCTTCAGGAGGCTGTCGCCATCGTGGGCGAGCAGGCCGCTTACATGGTCGAGCTCATCCGCTACGGTGTACTGGCCGCCTCCACCAACGCCTTCTACGCCGGCGGTACCTCTCTGGAGACCGTCGACGAGAAGCTCACCCTGACCCTGCAGCGCAAGATCACCCGCGCGCTGAAGCGCCAGCTGGCTAAGCCGATCACCTCCGTGGTGAAAAGCACCGCCAACTACGGCACCGAGCCCATCGCGCCGGCGTACATCGCCATCGCGCACCCCGACTGTGAGTCCGACATTCGGGACATGACCGGATTCGTGCCGGCCGAGAAGTATGGCACCGTGGTCCCGTTTGAGGGCGAAATCGGCAAGGTGGAGGACGTGCGTTACCTGACCTCAACGGTCATCCAGGTCGCCGCCTCTTCGGGCGCCGTGATCGGCTCGACCGGCCTCCTCAGCTCCGATGCCACCAACATTGACGTCTACCCGATCATCTTCCTGGGCAAAGACGCCTATGGTCTGGTGCCCCTCAAGGGCAAAAACGCCATCTCCCCGATGGTGCATAACCCGACCGTGTCCGACTCCGACCCCCTGGCTCAGCGTGGCCACGTTGGTTGGAAAACCTGGCAGACCGCTGTCATCCTTAACCCCGCGTGGATGGCCATCGCGCGGGTTGGTGTGACTGACCTGTAAGATCCCGGGGAGGGCTTCGGCCCTCCCCTCTACCACCCCCTTATCACATGAAAGGTAACTGAATGGCTTCGCTTTGGAATAAGACCAATGAGGAATTGATCGTCCTGTCCGAGAAGTACGCGATTGAGATTGACAGTGAAAACTTGAACCGCAAGGAGCTGATACCTCAGCTGATCGCGGCCCAGGCCAAGGCCGGTGATCTGGTAGAGCCCGCGGCCTTCGACGAGGACGGTAACGAGATCAAGCCCAAGGAAGAGGAGAAGACCTTCGTGGTTCTCTTTCATCAGCGTGAGGGCCAGCCCAACTACGTCTTTCTGGGGCACAACGGGTGCGGTCATTACTTGCCCTGCGATGTCAAGTGGCGCTTACCTGTGCGCTTCCAGTCGGTGTTGAATGACGCGGTGATGATCAAGGTTGTGCCCAATGTGGACAACACCGGACGTACCAAGGGTATCAAGACATTTAAAGTTCCCGCGCTGAACTACACGATCTTTCCTGAGTAAAGGGGTGAGTCATTATGGCAGTCTACTCAAAGACCATCATCGATGATGCCGCCTCCATCCTGAACGACGTCGCTTTCACCTACTGGACCACAGCGTTTCACCTCACCAGCCTCAACTCTGGGCAACTCCAGATAGCGCTGCTGAAACCAGACGCGAGTATCACGTCCAAGGCCTACAAGTTGGTCGCAGGCGTCCGGCAGTCTCTGCCGGACGGGAGCGTCTCTTTTCAGGATCCCGCCGCGGCGACCATGCCGCGGGGGTTGAAGCTACTACGCCTGGTGATGAATATGGGCACCACCGGGCTGGTACCGGGACGCGCAACCTCCATCATCGACATGGACATGCTCAGTTCAGTTCGCCCGAACTGGCCCGCGGACACCGCGGTGTCTGTGGTCAAGCACTTCATGTACGACGAGAAGGACCCCAAGTCCTTCTGGGTATCCCCTCCGCAGCCGGCGTCCAACCAAGGATACGTGCTGGCGGTCTACAATTCCATCCCAACCGATGTGGCGAGCTACGCAGCCGACGCGCCCATTTCGTTGGCGGACGAGTATCGTCCGGCGCTTCTCAACTGGATCTTGTTCAAGGCCTACAGCCGCGACACTGATACGGCCAACGCCAACGCGGCGCTGCAATACCACGATGCGTTCCTGCAAAGTCTCGGGCTGCACCAGCAGCAAGAGGCCTCGGAAGATCCTAACCGCAAAGACACAGAGGCCTCCGCCTCTTATTAAAGGAGACCCACCGTGGCCCTGATAGAGAATTTTGTATTTCGAACCCTGCCCGATGTGTTTGGGTGTCCGCTCCCTATGGTCGAGCAGGCCGTCTTTGACTCCCTGCGCGATTGGGCGGACAAGACCTGGACCATCCGGGCGGGGTTTTCTGTTTCTGCGGACCCGCTTATCAGCACCAACTCCGCGGCGTGCCGGGACTTGGACTCCTATTTACTGAACAACTACAGGGTGATCGCGGTGGATAATTTTGAGGTCAACGGATACCCGACCCCCTTGGTGTTGCGCGAATTGGTCTCTATGCAAGACGAGAATTTTCTTCACACCGGGAACTTTCGCTACTTCGATATCGACGATCGCACCATTCTGCGCGTGTACCCGTCGGTCGCCGGTGACATCTTTGACGGTCAGGCCATTTGTGTTCCGCTGGAGACCGCCACAGAAGTGCCGGATATCATCTATGACGAATGGGTGGAGCCGATTGTGGCCGGCGCCAAGTGGCGCCTCCTGAGCATGCCCAACAAGGGCTGGTCCAACCCAGACTCCGCCAAGGAGCTGCAACGCTCGGCGCAGCGCGGGATGGTCACGGCGAACCGTAAATATAACAAGAACCGAACGCGTGGGTCTCTGTCGGTGCAACCCAGGAGTTTCTTCAATGGCTAATTTTGGCACCACCGTTTTCAAGGGCATGATCCCGCGCCTCGAGCCGCACGCGCTGCCCCCGGGACACGCCGCGTACTGTGAAAATGCGGATCTCGAGCGCGGCAGTCTGCGCCCGATCAAGGGCGTTACGCAGGTGACGGATCTGGGCGTCAGTGTGGCGGCGCGCACAATCTACAAATTGGGCTCCACCTGGTTGTTTTGGAGCGGCACGCGGAGCGCGGTTAAAGCAGAAGTGGCGGATAGCGACAACCGAATGTTTTACACCAGTGGAAGTCTCGAGATCCCGCGCCAGACGAACGCCACGTTGCTCTATGCCGGCCGCAAACGTCTCGGGGTGAAAAGCCCGGTGGATTGCTACCCCAACAGCAGCGCGCTCACCGTGGCCTTGCTGGGAACTGGATCTGGTGATGTGCTGCGGTCCGTCTCATATGTGTACACCTACGTGGACTCCTTCGGGAGCGAGTCAGCTCCCTCAGCGCCTTCGGCTGGATTGAGTTTGCAGGCTGGGCACTACGTGCGTCTGCAGAATTTTCAGGTGCCGACCGAGGCCTCTTGCGGGAGTGTCATCGAATCGCTGCGGGTGTACCGGGTGGAGACAACCGATACCGGGACCGCGGATTACATGCTGATAGCCGCTCGCCCAGTTAATCTCAGCGCCACTCCGGTTATGACCTTTGACGCGGATCTGATGACCACCACGAGTATCTCGGTCTACGATGCGAACCACGAGTCAGCGCCAACCGATGTCACCGATCAGGTCGGGGAGACACTCCCATCAGTGACGTGGCTGCCGCTGCCGGATGACGCATCGAATTTGATCCAGTGGCAGAACGGTATTTTGGCGGCCTCCGCGGACAATGAGATATTCGTCTCCGAGCCGCTGATCACCTACGCGTGGCCTCTGGCCTACCGAAACGTCACCCAGGACAACATTGTGGGGCTCGGAGTTTACCGCGAAACTCTGGTGATACCTACCACCTCGTACCCATATGTTTTGAACGGATCTGATCCTCAGAACATGACCCTGGAAAAGCTCCCCTACAAGCAATCGTGTCTCTCACAACTGGGGGTTCTCTCAACCGATATTGGTGTGGCCTATCCGTCACCGGATGGCATGTATCTCCTCGACGGCGTGCAGGGTAAAGTCATCACGGGTGAACTGATCACCAAGGATCAATGGAACGCTGGATACTACCCCTCAGCACTCCTCTCACTGGTCTACGACGATGACCTTTATGGGTGGAGGCGCGGGTACGCCACGGCGTTTGTGATGAACCTGGAGCGCATGGATAACCTGCGGTGGTTAAATATTGGGTCACGCTACCAAGTCTGGAATCAGTTCTACGACGCGAGCTCCGATATTTTGTACCTACTCGCCTACGACACGACCGATGAGACCTATAGGATCCTCTCCGCGTTCACCAATAGCACCACGTTGACCTACACCTGGACATCTCAGGTGCACCGGTTCGACGCCCCCGTGTCCATGAGCGTGGCGCGCATCTTCGGCACGCTCTCCGCCGGAGTGACCTTCAAGCTGTACGCCGACGGGGTTTTGAAGTCAACCCAGACGGTGTCCTCAACGACACCATTCCGCCTGCCCGGGGGTTTCCGGGCCCGAGAGTGGCAAGTGCAAATATCCGGGTCTGAGCCAGTGACGGCCTACAGCGTGGCTACCTCGACCGCGGAACTACCGTAAGGATATCCCATGGCGATTATTATCCCGCCGGTCCCCCCGGTGCCGAAAGATTTAAACCCGGCCCTGAGCCGCTTTTTAACCTCCATCAAAACAATCATGGAAACGCGCGAGGGTACTCGCGCGAGTGGATTACACAAGTTCTTGACACTGGAGGACGTATCAGATCTCGACTTGACCTACAATGTAACGGTTCGGCAGATCGTCACCGGGACCATTTTCGACGCGAGCTCCATTGATCCTCCGACCGGGTTCACGGTCTCAAAGGAGACCTACTACCACTATCTCCAATGGACCAATCCGACCGATGAGCGCCTGTCGCACACTGAAGTCTGGTGGAATACCTCCAACGATCTGTCCACTGCCGATCTGATGGTGATCGTGACCCAACCTCAGAACTACTATCGCAACTTGCGGGTGGTAGACCACCTGGACCGCTATTATTGGATCAGGGCGCGAACGTTGGGCGGAGGTTACTCCACCTGGGTGCCAACGGATGCGTATGGGGACCCCGAGGGATATATGGTGGCCAAGGATCCAACTGTGGGCACCATTATTGACAAGATCATGGCTGAATTGCGTGCCATGCCCAGCCCCTCCCTACCGGCAGATTCGTTTTATAAGATCGGGCAAATAAGCGGGAGTTGGACCATCGGCTTTAATGCCAACCTTGTCTGCGACGGTACGCTGCTGGCGCGGCACATCGCCGCCGATCAGATTACGGCTACGCACGTGGGCGCCAATCAAATCATCACCCAGAGCGCCAACATCGGAGCGGCGGTGATAACCGAAGCTCAGATTGCCACCGCGGCGATCACATCCGTCAAGATTGCCACCGCGGCGATCACCGAGGCCAAGCTTGGGTCTCTCTCGGTTACCAACGCGAAGATTGGGAACTCCGCCGTTACCAACGCCAAGATCGCCAACCTGGCGGTTGATAACGCCAAGATCGCCGACCTACACGCGGCGAAGATCACGGCCGGCACCATCACCACGGACAAGCTCATTGGGGCGGCTGTAACGACTTCCGGGTCCTCTTTTACGGCCTCCCAAAAACCACCAGATTACGGCACGGCGACAGTGGGGTCTGTGACCTTCACCACCATAGGAGGGCCGGTAGTTGTCTTAGCGCGACTGAAGTCCATCACGAGTGAGACCTACGCGACTTGTACGGCCAGATTGGTTTTCGACGGCACTGTGCTAATCTCAGAAACCCAAGAGATTGCCGACGACTATGACGGTGAATTTATGGCCGTCTACAGACACACACCTGCCGCTGGATCACACACCTGGCAACTGCAACTGATCAGCACATCAAGCAATGATATGTATGCCACCAACGCCGGACTGGTGGTCATGGAGCTGAAGCGCTAATGGAAACGACACTGACCATCTACGACCTGGAAACCGGCGCCATTAAATACACAGTTTCAATCGACGAAATCTACGCGGCTGACCAGGGCGAATACGGCGACGGCGCACTGGACGGTGATTATCGCAGCGACCAGTTTTATGTTGACCTGGAGACTCACCAGCCGGTCGCGAAGACCCCTCTTACCTACAGCGCCCCCTCACTGACCGTCCCGGCAGATGGCACCACCGAGCTGGTTATCAGCGGGCTCCCAGTGCCCGCGTCTGCGCGCGGTCCCTTCGGAAAGATCCTCGTGGAGGACGGATCCCTCGAGCTCACCTTCGATACACCGGGCTCCTACACCGTAACCCTCTCAGATGAATCGCCCCGGAGCTTACCCGTCACACTCACCATAGAGGCCACCGAACCATGAGAGTAGATATATCCGGAACAGACGAGCAGAAGATACGACGCTATATTCAGGGCGATCCAGTACTTCGCGGATTGTTGACTAAGACGCTCCCCGAGGTCAATCAGTGGTTGGCGAGCTCCCTGACCAGTCAGGCTGCGCTGGTCAACCTGCTGAAGAGTCTGACAGCCCTGGTGTGGTTTCTGGGCCAGAATCTCAAGGGAGATATCGGGTCCCAGGGGGACCCGGGATGACCCTAACCGATAAACCGCTCCGTCTCTTGCCTCTGGTCACGATTGATGGCCAGTTGACCATCCAGTACGACACACTGGAGTGGGTCCACGATCAACTCTTGCATCTCTACGGCGACCAGACGTTCCTGGACGGCACCATCGACACCGTAGAGGATTGGATCCGGATGGCCACCAGTCGGCACACGTGCTTCTTTCTACTCTATCACGGGGACACCCCGTCCTTGGTCTTGTGGGTGAACGACCACAAGCCCTCCCACGCGCACCTGCACTGGTTCTGGCTCAAGAGCCCGTTAAGGTGGTCACAGAAGGTATCAGCGTCCAGGTGGGCCCTGTCAGAGATTTTCAATATAGTGCCCTACCCCGTGTTGCTCGGGCTCAGCCCAGCCAATAACACACGCTCGATAGATTTCATGCGCGCCGTAGGCGCGCGGATCGTGGGGGATATACCGGATGCCCTCTACAGCAGCGCCCTGGGACGTCCCGTGGACGCCAAAGTGATCTACCTGCACAGAAAGGATGTGGTAGCAGATGAAAATTTATAATCGGATCAGGATGAACATCGATACCTGGGAGATCCTCGAGGAGGACTCCTACGAGTATTCGGGCCAGGTCTCGTGGGCGAAGGGTGGCAGCAGCGGCGGGGACTCCGTCGATAAAGCCTATAACAAGCGAATGGCGAAGATCGCCGAGCGCCAGCAGGGTATGGCTGAGGAGTACTTCGACTTCTGGCGCGAGTACCAGGCCCCCACCGAGCAGATGCGCGAGGAGTCAGCACGTCAGCTCCTCCCGGCCGAGACCGAGCTGCGCTCCGGGCAGATCGCCTCGGAGAGCCGCCTTCTCGGGGTGACCGAAGACTACAACCGGTCCATGATGGAATACGCCAAAGAGGACCTGCAGGCCCGCAAGCCCCTCGCCAAGAAGTACTACGAGGAGGCCATGAAGGGTGACAACGTCAACCGAGCCGGTCAAGAGGCCGCAGCCGGTGTAGCCCAGCAGCACGACATTGCCGCCGGCGCCCGCCGGCGCGAGGCCGCCCGGGCTGGGGTGGATGTTAATTCAGCGCGCTTCAATGAGGGCCTCAACGCGACCTACCTGTCCAGGGCCCGCGATATCGCGGGGCAGTCCAGTCTGGCTCGGCAGAAGGCCAAGGACTCGAACTTTGGAAAGATGGACACGGCTATGAACAAACAAATTGGAGTGGGGGTGTAAGATGCCATACCCGAGATACAATTTTACGCACCTGGGGGTGGGCGGTGGCGGCGATTACGCGGCCAAGGCCTCAGGTGCTATGGGACAGGCGAGCCAGAGTTACGCCTCCATGGACCAGACGAAGCCCCAGCCGGATGAGGGCTCCTGGGTCGGAGACGCTGCGTTTCTCTACGCCATGGGCAAGGAGACCGGCGCCCTCGATGATGTGAAGAAGGCCGGGAAAACCTACATCCCACGCCTCAGCGAGTTTATCTCCGGGGGTGTGGCTCCGGTAGATCCTACCGCCTTCGACGCCGGGAAAATGAACCCGGGTGCAGCTCCCGGAGCAGAGTTCAGTAAAGCCTCGGTCCCAACCACGCCGGTATCCACCGGCGCAGCGCAGGTAGGGGCGAGCCCCGTCAAGTCGGTGCAGGGCGCTCTAACAACAGGAGCATCTGGCAACGCCGCGCGTGGGGTGGCCCAACAAGCTGCCATTGATACCGCAGCGCAGGCCGGCGTGGAAGCCGGAGTAGCCGGCGCTGGGGAGGCAGCTGGTGCCGCTATCACTGGGGGCGCCACGGGCGCCGCCGCTGGAGCCGGAACCGGAGCGGCCCTTGGGGCCGGCACAACCGCCATGGTTGGAGGACTGTCCACGGCAGCCGGTGGTATGGGCGCCGCGGCAGCGGGTGGTGGTGCCCTTGCAGGAGCTACAACGACTGCTGCTGCGGCCGGCACGGCCCTGGCTCCGGGTGTGGGTACCGCTATTGGCCTCGGCATTGGGGCCCTTATTTCGATGTTCGCATAAGGAGAGAGACACCATGGGTGCATTAATCCCAGGGGCAACCAGCAAAGACTTGATGGGGGCCTACGGCGTGATCACTGACGCCAACGATCGGTACAAAAAGCGCCAGGATGAGGATAGCACATCGAAATACCTGGCAGCCCTGACGCAGGGTCAGCAGATTGACCCCTCCACTCCGGACTACAACCCGCTGGCGCACCACAAGGCCACCTTATCCTATAATGAGGCCGTCCAGAGCTCGGAGCAAGTCCGCCAGCAGCAGATGAAGACCGTGGGCGACCGGATCAAGGTGAACACCGAGAAGTACACTCAGGCGTTCAAGATGGCCAACCAGGCCAAGGCAGCCGGGGATTCGCGCCGCTCGCAGAACATACTGATGGCCTCCTACAACGATCTGTCGCCTGACGGATACACCCTCGGGTGGTCAGGGGACAAGATGGTGGTACAGGGCCCTGACGGAAAGGTCGTGGACTCCAACGTCACCGAGGAGGAGATGTGGAAAATGGCCCAACAGATGGCCGATCCGCAAGCCTACGCTCAGAGCTACATCGGTGAGTACACCAAGAACAAGGCCCACAATCAGGAGATCCTGGCCAACCCAGAAGTGATTACGGGGCCCGGCGGCAAGATCGCTCTGCGTCTTGCCGGCCTGGTGGACACCGAAACCGGAACGGTCCAACCCACCTATTACACGGTGGACGGGGTCACCCGGGACGAGGCATGGGCTCGCGAGAACGGCTTCAAGGACATTGACACCCAGAAGGCAGAGGTCGGACTGAGCAAGGACAAGGCGGAGCTCCGAGAGTCCCAGGCGGACGCCTCCTCGAAGGAGTTTGGTGTCTCGACTCAGGCTGGTGACCACGCCAAGAAGGTCGAGCTGACTGACTCGCAGATTTACGCCAACTACAACCAGCAGAAGGGCGCTGAGCTATCCAACGCGAATAAGACCACAGCTTTCATAGGCCTGGACGGGCAAGAGGTGCAAATCTCCAACACAGCGGCAACCCAGCTGGAGAAGGAGGCGAAGGCCGCGTCTCAGAACTGGTCCATGGGCATTAACGAGCTCACCCCTCAGCATATGTACAGCTTCTATGAGCTGCTCAACCAGGCGCCGGCGATGAAGGACTACATCCGCGAGTTGCCCACTGTCAAGGACAAGAAGCAGCGAGCGGAGATGACTGCAGCCATTTCCGAGGTTTTGAAGAGCTACGATCTGGATGTGTTCGCATCCAATCCGAGCCAACTCCATACCATCATCAACAAACGCGGGAGCACCAATGAGTAACCAGTATTTGGACACTTTGCGCGAACAGCTCGGCGGGGCGGCTAAGGCCACCCCGGAGGGTTCCTCCAAGAACCAATACCTGAACACCATGCTCGGCCAGTTGGGCAAAAGCCCATCCCAGGTGGAAGAGCCGGAGGCCGAGAAGCCGCGTAGCGGCTACGGGGCCTCCCTGAAAGAGGGCGCCAAGGACCTGGTTCGCAACACGTTGCAGTTCGCGCGTGGAGCCGATATGGCCGCCGCCACCAAAGCTGGTGACGAGGTTGACCGCTTCAAGAAGGCCCAACAGAAGGGAGCCGGCCCGCTCCAGATGCTGAACACCCCGCAGGCCAACCAGGAGATTGGTCAAGCCATGGGTGCCGGTAAAGAGCCGGTCCAGGCCCTGAAGGATAATAGTGCGGCGCGTGTGGCTGGCTATGACAAGGAAATCGAGAAGTGGGTCACCGACCCCAACTACAGCCCGCCCGACGAGGGCTTCGCCAAGTTCACCCATGATGTGACGCGCATGATCCCCCAAGTGGGAGCTCAGGTCGTAGCTGGCCTGGCCACCGGTGGGGTTGGATCTGCTGCCTTTATGGGCACTCAGATTGCCGGCGGTCAGATGGATCAGCTCGAGAAAGAGGGAGTTGAGGATCCGCTGGTGCGCTTCAAGGCCGGCATGTTGAACGCTTCCGCACAAGGACCGATGGAAGCGCTGGCCATGGGCAAGATGCTGAACGTCTGGAAGCCTGGCAAGGCCGCCTCCAAGATCATCCGCGATTGGGCCGCCTCCGGTGTGACCGAGTGGGGCACTGAAACCCTGCAGGGCATTCCGGATCACGCCACCACTGTCTGGGCCAAGACCGAGGGCAAGGGCCTACCCATCTCTGAGCGCATGGACTTGTTCATCGAGGGCCTCGATGAGGCCATGAAAGAGTCCGCCTACGAGGGCCTGGTGGCCATGGTCCCGGGCATGGGTTTCGGGGCTGTCAAGATTTACGCGGACAAGGCTCAGTATCAGGATGATCCCAAGAAAGGTAAGGAGGTCCCCCCGGGGACTGCGTCCCCGGACACAGCTGCATCCACGGATCATAAAAATGCCACTAAAGATGGTCTGGGTATCGGGTCTGATCTGGCGAGCGCCGTAGGCGCTCGAGAGGACCGGCAAACCAAGCAGCAGGTGGCTGCAGCTAAAGCCATCAATGTGGTGGAGTCCGGAGAGCACCTCTCCCACGGGATAGTCCACGAGCAACTGACCAAGATCAAGCTGGCCCAAGAGGTGAAGGCCAAGGAGAAGGCCGAGCGCGAGGCGCACGAGGCGCAGACGGCCGCCAAGCAGCAGCTGGCCGAGAACACCGCACTGCAAGCCGAGGCCGCGGTATCCCAGGAGATGTCCAAGCAGCGTGCTATTAAGGCAGAATCGCTGCAGGGTTATGACAACCTGCAGAGCCAGCGGCTGGCCCAGGATCATATGCTGGCCGCGCGTGCGAAGAACGAGCAGTGGATGCAGGCCTTCGAACACCCGCAGATGCAGCCCCAGGTGGTCAACAACCTGATCTCCGAGCTGGAGAACGCCAAGGATCAGAAGGATGAGAAGGGCCGCGTGATGGCGCGTCCGCAGGGGACCCAGTTC